GCAGATCGCCGCTCTCGATGAGCTGAGCGCGAAGATCGATGCCTCGCAAGCAGCCACAAAGAAGCTGAAAGACGAGCTCAAGAAGAAGGACGACAAGCAGGGAGACTTCTTTGGTGGTATGAAGGAGGGCATGGTGGAGCTTGGGAACTCCATGTCCGACCTGTTCACCGAAGGCAAGAAAATGGCGACTGACTTTGCGAACAAAGCGACCGATGCCCTGACTCGATTCGCAATGGGTGGTAAGAACGTATTCAAGGACTTGCTCAAGTACATCATGGAGGAGATCGTTCGATTCCTGATGGCCAAAGCAGTCACAATGTTCATCTCAGCCTTCATGGGAGGAGGCGGTAAGGCTGATACGGGGACTGGTATGATGCCCTACCAGGTGGGGACCCTCAGCGGCGCTGGAGGCTATACTGGCAAGTTGGCTTCTGGTGGTCCTGTATTCCCAGGCGGTAGCTACCTCGTAGGCGAGAATGGACCCGAGCGGTTCAACCCATCTACTCCTGGGTACATCATCCCGAACGATCAACTGTATGGAGGCGGGAACACCCAGAACCACGTCCAGGTCAGCGTCACCGTTCACAAGGATGGCACTACATCTACGAGTTCGAGTGATGACAACTCTATGGCAAACAAGATTGCTGGTGATGTTGTTGCGATTGTTGACCGAAGAATAAGTGAGCACATGCGTTCTGGCGGGAAGCTCAATCCCACGACGCGGAGGGCCTAATGACCGCCACAACTCTGACCATTGCGCCAAGCTACTCGACCAACTTGACCGAGACCCCAGATTTGTTTCGTGCGATAGATGGTGATGGCTACAAGAAGCGTCGAGCTAAGGGGCTCAACCCGATCCTCCAGTCTTGGGCGCTGGCCTACAGCGACCGCACAGACACACAAAGGGACACGATCCTCGCATTCTTTCGTGCGACCAAAGGAGTGGACTACTTTCTGTGGACTCCTCCGGGTGCGACCGAATTCCAGCGTAAGTTCCTGGCTGTCGATTGGAAGGACAACATCACGGATGCAGGTAGGCACAACATCTCCGTCACCATAGAGGAGACCCTCGGATGAGCACAATCAAGGGAACAATACCTTCCTCCGACTTAGCTCTGCTCGCGGGTTCGGGTCTGCTGATCTTCTGGGTCATCGACACAACGGCGATGGGCGGAAACGTAATGAGGCTCTATAACGGGAAGAATGAACTGGGCAATGACGTCGTCTGGCAAGGCAACACTTACAATGCCTTTCCTATCGCTGGGCAAGGGTTCGATTTCAAAGGTGACGGGCCTCAAGCTAGACCCAAACTTACTGTTGGAGACTTGGACGGATCCATTGGAGCTCTCGTCCGCCTCTTGGGTGGTATCGAAGGTGCTGTTGTGACGAGGAAGCGCACTTTCGTCAAGTATGTGGACGCTGTGAATTTTGCTGCTGGAAATGCCTCAGCGAACCCCACGATTGCTTTCGCCGACCAAATCTACCGAATCGAGCAGAAAGAACAGGAGGTCCCCGGACAGTTCCTGACCTTTACCCTTGCTAGTCCTCTGGATCGCGAGGGAGTCAAGGTTCCCAGGCGGCAGTTCCGACAGAACCTATGCGCTTGGGCTTACAAAGGCCCAGACTGTGGCTACGTCGGAGCTCTCGCTACCTGCGACAAGGGTCTGAACACAACGAACGGCTGTGCAGCGCACTTCGGAGCTACGGCTGTTCTGCCAGCTGGGCTCTTCCCTTCAGTGGGGTTGGTTGATGCTTAACGAACGCTTGCGGAAGGAGATCCGCGCACACGCTGAATTAACGAACAAGAAGGAGTGCTGTGGCCTCCTCGTTCGGGTCGGAGAAGATCTCCTTTACTATCCATGCGGGAATCTTGCTTTGCGAGACTCTGAGTTCATCATGGATCCCAAGGATGCGATGTTGGCGGAGGAAGCTGGAGAGATCGTCGCTGTTGTCCACAGTCACCCCTACACGCCACCGGAACCGACCCAGCCTGACCTGGTCTCTATGGAAGCTTCCGGACTTCCTTGGGTCATTGTGAATTGGCCTACTCTCGAGATCCGAGAACACACTCCGGTAGGCTACGTCGCTCCGCTCATCGGTCGCGTCTTCTCGCACCACATACTGGACTGCTTCACTCTCATTCGGGACTACTACAAGCAGACCCTCGATATCGATATGAAGGACTACGATCGCGAGGAGCGATGGTGGGAGCGCGGCCAGGACATCTACGTCCAGAACTACGAGGATGCTGGATTTGTGCGAGTTGACGAACCGCAGAAGCATGACGTCCTACTCATGCAGATCCACTCCCTAGTACCAAACCATGCAGCGATCTTCCTTGGGGACGGGACGATCCTCCAACATTTGCAAGGCAGACTCTCAGGAATCTATCCTTGGGGTGGTTATTGGCAGCGCAGCACCACACATGTACTACGCCACAGGAGTCGGCTATGAATGCGACAACGTTCGAAGGCTCATACATGATGTATGGAAGAAGCCTTCATAACCAGAAAACCAGAGTGTTGCTTTATGGACATCTGCGAAAGAAGTTTGGAAAGCTGCACGAGCTCTCCATCAGTAGCCCAGCAGAAGCTGTCAGAGCTTTGTCTCGCCGCTTCCCTGGGTTCTTCAAGGCGGTTCGCTTCCACCAACCTGGGTTCGCTGTGTTCATCGGCAGAGATAATATTGAGGAACGCTGCCTGACAATGTGCAACGGTGGTGAGGATATTAAGATCGTCCCACTGACTTCTGGTGCAGGCAACGCTAATTGGATGCAGGTCATTGTAGGTGCTGTCTTAATTGCAGCTGGTGTCGTGATCGGCTACACGACTGGCTGGTCTGGCGTTGGACTCACCGTAGCCAAGGGATTCATCACTGCTGGCGCAGCCATGATCATCGGTGGTGTTGCAAACATGCTCTTCGCTCCTTCACCTCCGGACGCTCCACAAGAATCCGACGGCCACAAACCCAGCTACTTGTTCAATGGGCCTGTGAACACCTATGCTCAGGGACACTGCGTACCTGTGCTTCTTGGTGGTCCGCTCCGCGTTGGAAGCTGTGTAATCTCTGCATCTCTTGTTGCGGAGGAGTGGAATGAGGGTGGCGGTTCTGATCCGAACGATAGCACGACTAGTGATTCTGGTATTGATGATGGTTTTGGTATTCACCGTTGGCGTGTGAAGACGACTTAGGAGCTGGGATGTTTCGGATCGCTGGTTCTGGTGGTGGTGGTGGCAAGAGTGGTGGTGGTGCTCAACACACGCCAGTCGAAGATCCCGATTCCCTTAACGTCAAGTCCAGAGCTCGTGTTCTAGAGGTTATCTCTGAGGGACCAATTCAGGGTCTCGTAGACGGACTAAAGTCTGTATATCTCGACGACACTGTTCTCCAGAATGGAGACGGAAGCTTCAATTTTAAAGACGTTACTCTTCTCTCGACGACCGGGACACCTACACAGGGCTACATCACAGGGTTCCCTTCCGCCGAGGCTGAGGTTGGGGTCGATCAGGAAGTTCGTCTAGATACACCAGTGATAAGGTCCTTTGCAGACTCGACGGTTGATGCGATCAGAGTGACGCTGAATTTCCCACAAATGGAAAAAGTCAATTCCAGCAATGGAGACATTCACGGGACGACCGTTCAGATGGCGATCGACGTCCAGGCTAATGGTGGCGGCTACCAGAACAAGGTTCTGGATACCATTACTGGGAAAGCGACCTCTGCTTACGAGCGTAGCTACCGCATTGAGCTTCCCAAACCTGGTCCTTGGGACATAAAGGTCCGACGAGTTACAGCGGACAATCACTCCGCGACGCTCATGAACCAATCGCGCTGGAAGTCCTACACCAAGATCACCGATAAGAAGCTCTCCTTTCCTAACTCTGCGATCATCGCTCTCCAGATGAATGCCGAGGTTTTCTCTTCCATCCCAACGCGTGGCTACGAAGCTTGTGGACTCATCTGTCGCGTGCCGACCTCTTACACAGCTCCTGTCTACAATCCAACGACAAAACTCTGGTCGGATCCCGTTAATACTGGAACCTGGGATGGATCTTTCAAGCTCAGTTGGACGAACAACCCCGCCTACTTGCTGATGGAGTTGCTCACCAATCCTCGCTGGGGAATGGGTGAGTATGTTAAGGACACTGACCTCGACAAGTGGGCTATTGAGGCTATTGGTAGATATTGCGACGGGATGGTTCCCGACGGCAAGGGTGGAACTGAGCCTCGTTTCAGGCTGGCGCTGTATCTGCAGACTCAGGAAGACGCTTACAAGGTGGTCCAGAACATCTGCTCAACCTTCCGTGCAATGAGTTTCTGGGGTGGGGACCGAATGTTCTTGGCCCAGGACTCACCTGCTACAAGCATTGCCGCTCTGTATACCAATGCAAATGTCCTCGACGGAGTCTTCACTTACTCCTCAGCGCCACTGTCTTCCAAGCACTCCGTCGCCACCGTGAGTTGGAACAACCCAGCAAACAACTACAAAACCGAGCGAGAGTACGTAGAGCGGAAGGCTTCAGTTGACCGCTACGGGATTCGGCAAACCGACATCGCTGCGATGGGGTGTATCTGGCAAGGACAGGCCCACCGTCAAGGGGATTGGGCTCTTTACAGCGAATGGGCAGAAGGGGAGACAGCCACCTGGCGGACGGACCTCGAAGGCCTTTGTGCGGGACCCTTCGAGGTGATTAACTTATGCGATACAAACCGTACCGGTTTGCGCATCGGTGGACGTATCGTAGCGGCGACAGCGACCCAAGTTACGATCGACTCGGCTGTAGCGATTGACTCCACCGAAAACCCTCTATTGTCCGTGATGCTTTCCGACGGGACGATCGCTACGAAGGGTATCACGAACGCCACAGGATCCTACACAGTCCTGAATTTAGCATCAGCTCTAACCTCAGTTCCGGTATCCGATAGTCCTTGGGCACTATCCACCGACTCACTCGTTCCGCTCACAATGCGAATTCTCAGCATAGTAGAGATAGATCCCAATACTTATGAGCACATTGCGGTTATCCATGACCCCAATAAATACAGTGCCGTTGAGCTTGGGATAGAGTTGGAATCCAAACCCACCTCACTGAACGATAGCAACCTAACACCTACCGCTCCGACTGCGCTTTTGGTCACCGAGAACTTGTACAATTCTGGCTTCGATCTGAAGACGAATATTCACGTCGAATGGACTGGAAGCCTAATTGACAAAACCTACTCCGTCGAATATCGCAAGGACTCCGGCAACTGGACTGTGCTTCCTGAGGTATCCGCTCATAGAGCAGACATCGCAGACGTAATACCTGGTAGCTTGTACGAAATCCGAGTCGCCGCTTTGAACTTATTGAAGAGATCCCCTTATAGCGCCGTCAGTTCATACATAGTGCTGGGCAAGACCATGCCTCCAGCCGACGTCACAGGTTTCACGATCGACTACAAGGCATTCGGTGTGACGCTGAAATGGAATCCCAACCCGGACCTAGACCTCGATGGTTACGAGATCAGGAATGGATCTGTATGGGACTCCGCCACGTTCCTGAACTACGGATCTTCGACGAGCTTCACGATTCCCCTCACCGCCAGTGGGTCTTCACAGTTCTTGATAAAGGCGAAGGACACCTCTGGGAACTACTCGATTACTGCAGCTTCGGCAAACGTCACCATCACACCAACTACACCAGCTACCTTGACGATGACGGTTTCTGCCATTAAGCCTTGAGGAGACCCTTGTGCCCTATCGCTTGCCCTACCAAGACGATTCCTCTGTATTGCAGAACAATAGCGGGACTCCTCGGGTCGTGAACCCGAAGTGGCTCACGTTCAACTGGACACACAACGACACGAATCCCGCTGGCTCACTCAAGAGTTTCAGGCTGGTGGTCTACAAGGGAACCGATCCGAACCTGTCCTCGAACTATATCGTCGAGCCCATTATGATCCCCGCCACCGAGACCTCGGCTGTGGTCCCTGTTTTGGTCGCGGATCAGGTCACGGTCTTTGGCGCGATTCAGGCAGTATATGTCAACGGCAACGAGTCCTCTTGGCGCACCATCAGCGGGACAATCGTGGTCGATCCCGATACGGTCTCCCTCAAGGACGCAGCAGGGGTCACGGCGATCCAGGCCAGTGTGAACGACATTGTCTCGGACGATGTGCTGGACACCAGCGAGAAGGCTCATTTTAACCTCGTATACACGACGGTCACACAGGAACAGACCAGCGTGGACGCTCAGGCCACGAACTTCAGTGGCATAGTTGCCGTCACCACGGCCAAGACCTCCTACGATAACGCCGTCACAAATCTGACCGCATATGTCAACGCTCTGAGCCCTGCATTCACGGACTTCACCTTGAACACACCACTCGGGGTCGGTGGTGGTGCCACAATGCGAACCAAGTTCGCCCTCGTGTTCAGCACCCGAGAGGCTCTGCTCAAAGCAGTTGCTGACGCCCAGAAAGCTCTGGCGGATGCGGCTCAGAGTGGTGTCATCGTCCCAAATCCAAACTTCGATCAGGACATGAACTCCACTTGGCCCAACATGACGCAGATAGCTGCGGCTTCAGCTCCCGCAGGGTGCCCAACGCCGTTCTGTGGTCGAGCGCAAGCGCGGGATCAAATTGCCGGGCCTCGATTCCCTGTTACACCTGGGGCGCAAATTTATTACGAAGCATGGATTGACACGACACAAACCACCCATACGGCATCATTTGGTCTGTATTTCCGAGATGCCGCTAACAATCTTTTCATGGGAGTCTATGGCGCAACCGCACCCGCTGGGTCAGCGTGGGCGAAGCGAAGTGCAACTTTAACGGTCCCGGCGGGAGCGGTGTCGGCTCATTGCTTCTGCCAGATAGAAGCAACCTCGTCCTTCGGTAGCGCCTACTTCACCGGACTACGGGTGAGTGAGGGCATCCCAGCGCAGACCGGCGTCAACACGATCAATGATCCCGACACCCTGACCACGGGCGAGAAGCCGCAGATCATCCTGGACTACAACGCGGTCACGGGTGAGAACGCGGACCTCGTGAACAAGGCTGGAACCTATGGCGTGAGCCATGGGACCTATGACACGGCGTATTCCGCGCTGCTGTCCTACCTGTCCACGCTCACCAGCCCCACAGCCTGGAACTCCCTGAGTGGCACCACGGCGCTCGGAACTGGCAATCGCGTGGCCCTTTGGAACCCGAAGTGGACCGCCGTGAAGAACGCCGCCGCCGATCTGCGGAACGCCATCGCGGTGGGCACGGCGCAGAACGCGATCACCACGGCGGCGACGGATGCCACGAACAAGGCCAATGCCGCGCAACTCGCTTCCCAGCCGCATCAGGTGGCATGGGCCTATGCGTCGAAGCCTGCGCTGCCAGATCCTGCTTACCCAGCTGGTTACTACGCGATCACCACGGACGCTCGCACAGTGCAGGTAAGCGCGGCTGGCACGGCGTGGACGGACGTGCTGGTGGCGACAACAGGGCTCTTCGGGCAGTTGTTTGCGAACCAGCTAACGGTCGCTAACTTCGACAATCTGATTCCCAACCCTAACAGCGATCAGGCCCCTCCTGCGGGTGGATGGCCACCCGGATCTTTTGAGAGTGCTGGTTTATTGGTAAATCCCTCATATGCACACACTGGGAATAGTTGCCGGGTTGTCAGTGATTACACCGGCAACACGGTTACAAAAGGAATCCAAGTAACTCCAGTTATTCCTTGTGCAGTGGGTGACCAGTTCCTCGGTCAGTTCTGGGCGTTTTCCGGTTCAGCAACGGGCGCAGCAGGTCTCTATATTTCATGGCGCAACGCTTCATATTCGGAGGTTGCTTCAACTTTCTTAACGACGCCCCTTACGGGGGTCTATGCGAAGAGTAGTTTTATCGCCCAGGCTCCATCCGGGCTCGGTGTTATCGGTTTCTCGGTCTCTATAGCAGGCTACAGCATTCGTAACCAAGACGTGTTCTTTGACGATCTATATTTCCGACGAATGGCGGATGCAAACCTCATCGTGGACGGCACGCTCCAGGCTCTCGTGGCGCGGGTGCCGTTGCTCTACTCGCTGGACATGCGGAGCGGTTCGGACGCGAGCGGATACCAGGCGGGAACGGCCAACTCGGCACCCATTGGGTACAGGATCAGCGCGGGTGGTTTTACTTCGACCGCAATCGGTGGCACAACATTCACCGCGCAGGTAGAGCTTGGCTATGGCGTCAATTTTGGGGGTTATCAAGTTGGACCACTAACTGCTCGTGCCATGAGCGCCATTGGTGACAACGGCCAAACAGGAACCTCGTTCCGGTGCTGGTATCGCGGGAGCAACGACCCTGGCACCCTTCAGGGGGCTCCGAATATCGCGCGCTTCTATGTTCAATCGGCATGGCAGAATACGAGTACTGGCCGCTTCATGCTGAATTTCTTTCTTCGCCCAGCCGCCTATACAGACAACTTTGATGGGATGCGTTACGCCAAGATTGAGTTCTGGCGAGGGAATACATCATCAGCCACAAAGATAATGACCAGCTATTGCAACCTTCCAGATCGCCTTTACTACAGCACTACAGATAGCGACCCAGGCAATGCTTCAGCAGCAAGCGTATACTTTGAAAATGACACAACCTCCGGAATCCTTTCTGGGAATGACCCAAGATTCTTCTTATTCATAACTATCTACAATGCTGCGGGACCATCTGCTTCGGCCTGGTTCGTTCCCCCATCAGCATTAGAAACGGATTGGACTCAGCAAACTTCTTCACCATTCTCTGGTGGTTCGTCTGGTGGTGGGGGTGGGGGTGGAATCAATGGCGGTGGCACTTGCCCAGCTCCCGACGTGCCTTTGCTCATGGCCGACGGCACCGAGAAGCCAGCTGGACAGATCCGCGTCGGCGACCGTGTCGTAGCCTGGGATGAGGCGGCTGGGTGCGAGTGCATAGAGGAAGTCACCTTCGTTGAGCGCGGTGAGAATACGGTCGCCAGACTCTATCTGGACAATGGGCAGGATGGTCGCTTCGCTATGAATCACCGGTTCCTCACCCACCACGGCGAATGGACCGAACTTCAGCACTTGCACGCTGGCGAAAAATTGCATGGCGCATCCGTTGTCTGCGTCCAGCCGCTCGGCTTCGCAGAAGTAGTGAAGATCACCGTCAACCGCGTCCACACCTACATCACGCTCGGCGTGGTATCTCACAATGTGAAGGCCCTCATCACCTAATAGGAGCCACCATGGCCGACACCCTTCAAACCCTCGCCCTTCTCAACGGAAAGGAGGCCGCGCTCATCCAGGCCAAGAACCTGGTGGATCAGTGCGCCGCTTCCATCGCGCAGCTCCAGGCGGCCAATTACGCGGAGAAAGCGCCCATCGTCGCCTCGCTCCAGGGCGTGCCCACCATCGGCATCAAGTCTCAACTCACCGTTGAGGCTGAAGCTGAGCGGTTGGTGGGCATCAGCGCCATGATCGACGCGATCAAGGCCAACCCAGCAATTGACCCCACGGCTACCCAGGCGGCCTGGGTCGCGGCAGTCGCGGCCTTCACCACGAACACCCCCATCGAGAACCCCGTGGGAGTGGTCACGGCCATCATGCGGATCATCAATGCGCCGGACTGGGCATCGTTCACGGCCATCATCTTGGCCGGGGCCAAGGCTGATCTTATCGCGGCGGTGTCGTGATGGAACTCCTCCTCATCAGGAACCCCACCGAGCAAGGTACCACGCTTGGCAAGCTAACCGTAGATGGCGCTTTTGAATGCTTCACGCTTGAGGACGAAGTTCGCGTGGACAATCCCGCTACGCCCCAGAACGAAGGAGCCAAGGTCTACGGGAAAACCGCAATCCCAGCAGGCCGCTACAAGATCACCATCACTTTCAGTCCGAAGTTCCAGAAGGAAATGTTGCTGGTTAACGAGGTCCCTGGGTTTACCGGCATCCGCATCCACTCAGGTAATGACGCGGAGGACACACTCGGCTGTATTCTTGTGGGCCAAGTAACTGACTCTGACACGCGAATCCACGGTGGCTCTATCGCTCTCCCGGCTCTATTCAAGAAAGTCTCTGCTATCCTCAACAAAGGCGAAGAAGTCTGGCTGACAATCAGGAACGGCTAGCATAGCAAAAGGAGAAGAAGTGAAACCCGACCAGATACCTAAACCTAGCGGAAGTAACAAGGTCTCGATGGAGTCCGCGCACAATCCCACCAGACCAGATTCGTGCCAGTACTACGAGCGAAGGAAGACAATCTCCCAGTCCAAGCTCCGTCCTTATATCGACATCGCCAAGATCATGGTGTTGATCGCTATGGCCCACCTCATCCTCAAATTGGTAGCGAACTTTGGCGAAGTAATCAAGGAAGTCAAACGCCAGACTGACGTTATCATTGATATCCATGATCATATCCATAACAACGATAAATCAACCAACGGGAAATGACATGGAATCTGTCTTGACCTTCCTCGGGAACCCTACCGTCAATACGCTTATACTCGCTATAGCGGTTTACTTTCTTAAAGACTTCGCTCTTGCTGTCAAAGATCTTAAGAAGGAGATCGAGATGCATAAGCTCCAAGTGGCTCGTGAATACGCCACCAAAGAGGAGGTCTCTGAGACTATCGAACGACACGAGAAGCTTCTCCACCACAACCAAATTTAGCCAAGGAGGCTAGCATGAATCTCACGGATATCACTGGTATTGGCTCTGTAGCTGATCTAATCAAGGGAACCATCGACAAGATCTGGCCTGACAAGACTCAGGCCGAGAAGGATCAGATGGCTGCTGCAATGGCTATTCTCCAAGGCCAGATTGCAATGAATCAAGGGCAACTGGACATCAACAAGGCCGAAGCTGCTAACCCCAACTTCTTTATCAGCGGTTGGCGTCCGTTTGTAGGTTGGGTGTGCGGTTCCGCCTGTGCCTGGAACTGGGTTGGTCTTCCCATCTGCAATTTCCTGGCGGCTGCTTTCCACAAAGAACTGAAAGTCAGTCCAGCCGATCTGACTCAGATGCTGCCACTCCTCCTAGGCATGCTGGGTATGGGTGCCCTACGGACCTATGAAAAGTCCAAGGGGGTCGCCGCCAGCTGACCAACCTCCGAGGGGTCCATCCCTAACGCAAAAGCGCCCCGTAATGGGGCGCTTTGACGTGCTGACGATGTGGAAGGGGTCCAGGTGAGGGAACCCTGCGGCTGAGGGTCCCGGAGGCCTTCTTGGGCCAATTCCGACCAAAATAAATATGATTCAGTTCCGTGCTCTCGGGATCATAGACTCCCTGATCTTCTCGCGTTCAGCCTTCCTGCGGATTGTGAGGTAGGCTTTCTTCCCCTCAGGAGTGATCTCCCACGATCCGAACTGGTCGCGACGGCACCATCCCAGTTGCTCGAGTTCGTCGAGCGATTTGTCTGTGGTTCCAGTCCCTGGTACGATCGAGATGGTCATTGACATTTTTTACTCCTGAAAGGAGGCTTGTCGTGGCTGTCTCGGGGTGAGGCAGGCGATTGCACGGCAGGCGATGGGTTGGCTAAGATGTAGAAGAAACAGGATAGTAGAGATAGAAACAAGATCCAGCTGATGGTCAGGCTAAGGTAGTAGAGCCTCAGTGTGACTTGATTGTGGGTAGCCATTAGGACCTCAGCAGGTTTAAGATCAAGTTTCGGTCTGCTTTGGGGTTATAGGTCGTGAAGATTGCCTTCCCCGGTAGAATGCCTTGTTGGCAATTCCGGAGTTCTCTGGCATTGATTCCATCAAAAACGTAAAGTGCTTGGTCGGTGCGGAGGAAGATAAATGCTCGAGCTCCAGTCCTGGCCTCCCTGACTAGCCAGTTGACCTGGGCTGGTCGGAGCTTCTTCAAACCCTTGCTGACGTCGGGGTGCATAATCGAGGGAGCATACTTATCCTCGATCCAGCCAGTCAGACCCTTCGCGTTGTAGTAGATGTCCGGGACTCCAGGAGAACTAGCCCTGGATTCGATCCTCGTGAATTCCACGTCCGGGGTCAGCAAATCCATAATGTAGGTGTTTGCTCTAGCCTCACTCATCTTCGGGCTCCACTCGGTGAACCCTCTCGTGTAGTGAGGATCTGGGGTTGCACTTGCAGTCGAAGTACAGGACTTCCTCTTTGTCGATGTGAGTTCCAGAGCCTAAGATGACCAGAGGCCTGGAGCACCTGCTACAGAGCGGGTGTTCCATGTTGAAAGGCCAGACTCCTTGTATGATTGTGCCTGGGAGTAGGTTCTGACCCTCGTACTTAATGAGAGGTTGAGGCCCTGTCATTTGGAGAACCTCTTGGTTAATACGAAGGTATCGACCATCAGAGCAGCCTCAGCCTCCTTCGCTGTGGCGTATGGGCCATACCACTCCCAAGGTTTGGCAGGTGCGACGAGGTCTGGGAAGATCCAATATTCAATCTTCGCAAGAGCCTTCCTGCCTCGTACACGCTTTTGGATGCGGCCATGTAGCTGGGACTCAAAGTCGTTGGGACCTATTTGCTTGAAGTCGTTGGCCATGGCCAAACTCCGCTGATGATCAGGTAGGTTAGGTGGGTGAACTTGTAGCGTTTCATTGGCTCTCCATGAAGAAGGACTTGGGGTCCTGGTTGATGATGTCGGCTATTGACTTCTTCTTCTGCAGACTGGTAATGATCTTGCGGTCGTTTGTTTTGATCGCTTCCAGGTCGGTGATCGTCAGGTGATCCTGCATTCCGATTCGGTGAGCGCGATCCTCGGCCTGGAGCCTCTTCAGCAGGGAGTAGTCATTGCTGTAGAAGATCTCTTCGGAAGCTGCGGTCAAAGTTAAGCCTGTACCTGCTGTAGAAGGGTTCCCGATGAACCACTGGATTCGCTTGTCGTTCTGAAAGCGATCTACAGCCTCGGCTCGCATGTCATCGCTGATGCCACCGTAGTAAGCGACCGCCTTTGCGCCGAGTCGCTCCCGCAACATCATCAGGTCTGCTCGGAACCTAGACCAGATGATGACCTTCCCGCTAGCGACTTCGAGATTTTCGAGTAGAGCCTCCAGACGAGGATTACGTTCTGAGATGGGAGTGAGCCTACCCTTGTCGTCGTCCCCAGGGAACCAGTTGCAAGCGATCTGCTGGAGCCTCATCAGCCTTGTGACTGCGAGGTCGGCTGTCAGCTCGCGGTCCCCTAGCATAGTGAAGAACTCGCGGTTCAGCTCGTCGTAGAGCTTCCTCTGAGCTGGGGTGAGCTCGAAGGGATAGCGCTTGTAGACCTTCTCAGGCAGATCGAGGCAGTCCTTCTTGAGATTGCGGGAGGAGTAACCGTCCACCTTCTTAATGAGCTTCTCGACGTTCTTGAAACCAACGACCTGCTTGCGTTCGAACCCTCCCATGATGCAGAACTCGTTGCGGAATCCAGTGAGGGTATCGTGTCCAATGATGTTGGGATCCAGAAACCGGAACTGGGAGTAGTAGTCCTCTGGACCTTTCTCGATCGGGGTTCCTGACATGATTCGCCGATACAGAGCGTGCGAGCCCACTTTCCAGAGGAAACGGGTGCGCTTGGCCTTGGAGCCTTTGATCCAGTGGCTCTCATCCACTACCATCATAGTCTTGCGGCTCTTGACGAGGAAATGGATGAAGTCCTGAGCTCGCTCGGAGGTGAAGCCGTCTACGTTGAAGGTAGCAATCAAAAGCTTATCTTTGGGCCACTTGGTCAGTTCCTCGGCCAATTCCTTGAACTTCTTCTCCGATAGCGAGGAGGAATAGTAGCGAGCTATGTATTCTTTGGGTCCTAGGGGAAGGTGCGCAGGGATCTCGTTGTCTACCCAGTTCCGATGGACTCCATTTGGAGCAACGACGACCAATGCGTCGATCTTGTGCTTACGGAATAAATATGCCGCCGAATCCAGAGCGACCTTAGTCTTGCCGCATCCTTGCTCATCGAGCAACCCCCAAACCACCTTATCGCGAGACAAGAGAAAGACTCGCCTTTGGTGGATACGAGGCTCGGTCTTGTAGACGAAGTCGTCAGTGAGAGAGAGGAGATTGATGCCTTCCCTCTTCGCAGCTGAATTCTCAGCAGCCTCGGCACTCTTCTTCGAGTAAGCATCTCGGATCTCCTGGGCTGCAGAATCCCAGAAAGCATCTGGGAATGTCTCTGATAGGAACTCGACGTTCGCAGAGCTAGGATTGGCGAAGAGGACACGACCTTCCCACTTCTTGCGTCCGGGGATCGCGGTCAGAAGGGCATAGGTGTCACCCCTAAGATCAGCAGTAACCTTGAGGTTCTTGCCATGAACAGTGATTTCCATTCTGATTTTCTCCTTCCAGGGAGTCTTACCATTATGTCCGGAAAGACTGAGTTTGGGTGGGAATGGTAGACCCATGATCGTCACAGGCCCACCACCCAAATGGTCTAAGATTTAGTCCTGGAGATGATCTGAGAGGTTATGTCCATCAACGCGAGAAGCTGGAGAATGTCCTCCGCGCTAGGCTGGGTATTCTTCCGTAGCTCCTCGATCATGATGCGACAGAAGCAGAGCTTCATCCCCTCACCCATGTTAGTTAGAGCTTCGGCGAGTGTTCCAACGGTGTCAACTTCTGCAATCGTCTCGAGGTCCACGAAGGTATCGAAGTTCGTGACGATGGTCTTGTGCTTGTGGGGCATGAGTTTGCCCTCGAAGAAGGTGATGGTGAGCAGCTTGCGTCCAATCTCCATCTGGGTCGGGTCGCCTTCAGGTGCGACGAAGATAGGCTTTCCGTCAATGACGGCGACGCAAGGGGGAGGGAGGAGTTTTGCCATTGTAGGCTCCTAGAGAGTTACTTTGTGGGTTTTGCTTGCGGTGGGGTAGGTGACGAACATAGATGCACCTACACGATGTCAATGAGTTCGCGCTTAGCGCGGGTGGCAGCGACGTAGAGTAGATTGTTCTCCTGCTCGATCTGCCAAGGCTTCCTGGCCCACTTTGAGGGCATGTAGAGCTCGCGGTTCAAGATGTAGACTCGATCCCACTCACGCCCCTTGGATTTGTGGACGGTAGAAAGCAAGACCCCACGAGGCTTCTCGCCATCCTTGGTGTCGCCGAATAGAGCGTTGATGAAGTCGTAGAGAGACTCAACCTTGTTGTGACCCTCCTCCGTCTGCTTGTCGATGAGGACGCGCAGCGTAGCGACCTTGTCTTCCACAGCAGCTACCATCTCCTCGCGACCCTTGGCGAGCCACTTGGTAGTCTCTGCGGCCTGGTAGGACTCCAGCTTCTTGACTAGCGCAGGCAGGGTCTTGACCTTCCAGCGTTTCGCGAGCTTCACGAGGCCTTGGCCGATCTCCTTTCCCTCGACAAAGCAAGGGATTCCCTTGCGAAGAAGGGTGTAGGCGAACTCGACGAGAGGCTTGGTATTGCGGCAGAGTACAGCATCTCCGATCGTTAGACCTTCAGCCCACAGATCGGTGAAGTGCGGAGGGAAGAGCCCAGGCTCGAAGTTCGTGCTTACGAAGCGGTGTAGGCCGTCTGGCGCTTCAGGAAGGGCGATCAGATCTGGTACCCACTGGTTGGCGAACTTGACCACAGCCTTAGGGCAGCGATACGTTTCGTTCAAGGGGAGGATCTGGGACCCGAGCTGACGACGCAGTAGTTCCATAGCATCAGAGTCGGCTCCGGTGAACCCGTAGATCGCCTGGGCTGGATCTCCGACAGCTACGAGACGCCCAGTAACAGGCTTCAGCATGGCCAGAGCCAAGGCACGGCGAGCTGCGTTCGTGTCCTGAGCCTCGTCGATCAGGACCCAGTCCTTAGGCCAGATCTTGGCCTTGTGGACAAGGGGAGCAAGGATCATGTCGTCGAAGTCGATGACCTCCCTGTCCTGAGCGATGCTTCGCTTGAGAATGCAAATGCAGAGGCTGATAGCCTCGCTGAGCGCGGAGGTTTCCTCGACACCCTCGTCGGCCAAATCGTCAGCAAGACCGAAGTGGTCGACCATGTCCTCCCAGGCTCGCCGGTCGTCCATCGGGGTGATAAGCCCAAATGCTGACTGCTTCGCGAGGCTGACAGCCTTGCAGACGAAATTCTTGTAGAGCTCGCAAGCTGATGCCTTTGCTCGAAGCTTGGTGGCTAGCTGAATTGTCTCGGACTGGAGAGCTTTGGTCTCGCACTCGTCTCGTAGAGCAACCACGAGGTTCTCGATCTTCTTGCCGTTGATCTGGACGTCCTTGGCGACACGCTTCCAGGCGCTGTAACCCGCGCTGTGCATCGTTCCGGCTGAGGCCTTCTTCCAGTCGATCCCTTCCTTCTTCAGCTTCTCCTGTAGTTCTGTGGCGATCGCTTTGTTGTAGGCACCCAGGAAAACCTCTCCTTTGTTGGCTGCGACGATGGCCTTGACCAGCGCCATGAGAGTGAAGGTCTTCCCGCATCCAGCTCGGGCAACCAGGTTTAGCGAGCCTTTCTGGTCGAGCGCCCAATTGATGACGGCCTGCTGCTTATCGCTGAGTTTAATGCTAGACATGATGTTTCCCTTTCTCGGGAGGAGGGGAGCCTAGTTGCCCAGGCTCCCCGTTGTTATGGTTTACTACTTCTTGCCAGTCCTCTTGGCGATCCTCTCTTCCAAAGCATCGGATGCGGCTTGTGCCTTGGCGGTCTGCTTTGGCACCTGGTAGGCTTTCTTGGCCTCCGGGTTCTTTTGGGCAGGGGTGGGTGCCTCAGGTTCTTCCGGAGCCACCTTGGTGCCTTTCTTGCTAACCGGGGAGGTTTTCTGGACACTGGGTGAGAGGTCGAGGTCCAGGATCGCCTCCTCCTCGGAGCTGATCTTACCCTTGTCTTCCGGGAGAGGATCAGCGATGGCAAAGTCTTTGACGGACTTGAGCTGCTTGGTTGCGGAAGGAGCGTCAGAGAGGATCTCTTTTCCACCAGGAGCCACGAGCTTGACCCAACCGCGCTCGAAGTCCCAGTGCAGATCCTGGTAGCGACCGCCAGCCAAGATGTATTCCTCGTAGGTCATGCCATCCTTCAAGATTTCCCAGGAGGTATAACCGACAGCAGTGTCGCGCCTCGGGTTGGCCGAGATGAGCTTGAAGATAGTGTGGCCGAGGAACATCTTCTTGCCACCACCAATTTTGGAGGTGACAGGCTCAGCCTTGGTGACCTTCCCCGACTTCCGGAGTTCGACCCAGCCGCGATCCAGATCCCACTTGAGGTCCTGGGTCCTACCTCCCTTGGTGATGTAGTCCTCGAAGAGCATGCCGTCAGTGATCTTGTTCCAGGACTCGAACCCTCCGGTGCCGGGACGGCGAGGGTTCTCGCCGAGGAGCCGATGGATCGTGTGGCCTTCGAAGGCGAGGCGACGTCCAGGAGCGCCAGCAACCTTGATCCCCTTTACCGCCTCGATCTCAGCGGCAGCACCCTTATTGGTCAGCGTGATGTAGAAGTACGGTCCGTCACCAGTACTATCGTCTTCCATCTTGATCATGTCGTTCTGGGCGAGGCGAGTGCAGACCCGGACTGCCTGTTTTGTGGGGATCCGGAGTGCCTTGGCTACGGCGTCACTGGAGGTCTGAGCATCGTCGCCGTTCTTGGCGATGTCTTCCTTGATGAACTGGAAGGCGCGAGCCACGATGGCCTCATCATCGTTCTTTTCGTCGCTTTGGGTCACAGGAGCCTCGTGGACTTCCTCGGTAGGAGGCGGGGTCGCCTTGGACTTCTCCTTGGTGCTCTTGGTCTCGCTGGGTGCCACGGTGGCCTTTGTGACGACCGGGGTCTCCTCCGCCTTGGGCAGCGGCATTGGGCGAGTCTTGCCAGATTCGATCCGAGCCTTCTGCTCGGCATCCTTCCGATTGTTCTCCTGCATCTTCTTCAACTCACCCTTGGTGATGAACGCAGGCTCTTCGAGGTTCTCTCCGCGACCGCATTCCTTCGCTAGCTTGTGGAAGGTGGAGTAGGTCCAGTCGTGCTCTCGGCCGAAGTCCACGATGGACTGCTCAGCCAGTTCGCGGGTCTTGAACTTCTTCACTGTTTCCTTGGGGTTGCAGGTGTTCCAGATCTTCACCAGGCCGTCGTCGCTGACCTTGGTCACAGCCCAGGGGAGCGTCTGCGTCGGGAAGGGCACTAGGTTTGCGTTCGGAACGATAGGAGCAGGCTGGAGAATACTCTCAGGCTCGGGGTTCGGGACTGGCTTCGTGTGGCAGTCCTTGCAGACCGGGACCTCGTAGTCTGTGTTGCTGGGGTTGCAGGAGAGAATGTAGAGCTCTTTGCCATCCACTCGGTTCTTGCTAACCTTCTGTCGGATCTCCTCGATCGGAGCTTTCACCAGGATGGTATCGTGAGCCATGGGCTGTGAACAGCGAGTGCAGAGTACGATGTTGAAGAGCAGGAAGTTGTTGTTGTCGTCGAGCTTCGTGAAGTTGCTCTTGGTTCCTCTCTTCACGGAAGCGATCTTGGTGAACTCAACGGTCTTGTCTGATTTTGCTTTGATGGCCATCTTGGGCCTCCTTGTGGTGGGTGGGAATGGGTCTAGCGGTTGATGAAGAGGTCTGTGACTGCTCCGACCGCGTCGGGCAGGCCTTGCAGGATTCCGAACAGTATGGCGGCGAAGACTGCGCCGAGTAGAACCTTGTCTCGCTTTCTCACTTGGGGACCTCCTCATTCATCTTGTCATACCAATCCAGTTCAAAACTGAGAGTGCGAAGTTCGTTGCGAAGAGCCTTGGCGTAGTGTGCCGAAGCGACGGTGGTGAAAGAATCACTGGTGCAGTCTGTCTCGATCCACATGAAATTATCACCTTCGAGCAGAGACTTGCGAAGCATCTCGACTACACTTCGCAGAGCCTCGATGCCGTTGATGTTTTTCTCGTAGTGCTTGTTAAAGCAGCTTGCTAGAGCCTTGAAAGCGTCAGCCTTCATGAGATCTTCTCCCCTCCACCGGAGAGCTTCGTAGCCGGATCCTGAGACCATCCTAGCCACGAACCCGTCTTGGAGACTCTTAGCTTCGTCTGTGTAGTAGTTCACCTTCTTGGCCACACCTTTCAGTATGGAATTCATGCTCTCCTTGCGTTGGCAGGTAGGACAGAGCTTGCGTTCCTGCCAAACCCCGCAGTGTCCGCAGGACTGGTTGGTCGGTGCCGTAGGATTCTTTGCTCGCTTGATGGCCATGATGTAATTCCTTTCTGGGTTTGTTGGTTAGAAACAACGGTAGGTGAGAGCTTGAGTCACTTTATTGAGGAGGTAGTCTGGGACTCCACTTGCGAAGCAGAGGTCCTCGATCGTATCAATGATGCATTCCCGGGCCTTCTCGTAGGGTAGGTCGGCTACGTCACAGTCGTTAGCGCGAGCTTGGGCATCGCCTAGAAGCTTGTTGACCCAGGACTCGGTCTCGTCAGAGGGTTGGCAGATCGGACAAGGGGCTGCTTTTGGGCATTCGTGGTCGAGTGGCATCTTGGCTCCTACATGCAAGAGGGATAGAGGAAGACGAGCTTTGCGAGTTTCACCTTCTGGTTGTGGGTCAAGGCTCGGAACTCCTTGAGCTCATCCTCGGGAGCATCTCCGTACTCTTCGATGCGATCGCAATCCAGGACAGCTTCGATTGTTTCTATCCTTGACATCTTGCCACAATTGGCATTTAGGCAGTCCATTCCGATCGCGTTCCAGGTCTGTTCGAGAGCGCGACGCATCCCAGGGGTGAGTGTGTAGATCTTGGTAGCCATTCTAGGCTCCTTTCTGAGTTGTGGTGGTGGAGAGCATTGCCAATGCTGTTTCTGTTGCGTCCTGCTTGTCCGTTGTGTAGTATTCCCCAGGTTTGTAGCCGTCGAGCCGGACTGTGTACTCGCTCCAGTCTCGGTCCCAGTAGATCTTGACGGTGTGTCCAGCTTCAGACTTCTCGTAGATCTTGCGCTTGGTGCCCATTAGCGTGCCATCCTCATGAAAGCGGACTCGACTTCGTAGGGGATCCGGGACTTGTGCTCGATGTAGTTGTCGTAGAGGTGAAGGACGTACTGGCTGTTGACTTGTCCGTGGTAGATCTGGTCTGTTCTCTCTCCTAGGTAGGTGCAGACCCCAACTTCACCAGGACGAGGTAGGCACTTGGTGATCCCTCGTGACATGTCCCACATGATGATTCCGGATTCAGACTTGGTCTCGAACTCGGCGAACTTGATCTGCTGGCCATTCGCAGCGTAGTGTCGGCCAGTATTGAACTCCCGGACTTCCCCGAAGGTGACGGCCATTAGCGCACCGCCTTTCGCGCTACTGCGTAGCTCGTGGCTTGGACGGTGACAAACTCCTGGGCAGCCACCGAGAACACGAGGTAGGTGTAGAGGACGACGGTCTTGATCTTCATTGTGAACTCCTTGTGCCTTTGTCGGCACGGTGTGGGTTTGTGGCCTGAATCGTCAGTGCTGGTCGGCCAGGATCCAGCATACAGGACCCGAAGGTCCTGTTTCATCTTGTCAACCCCATATGTAGATGGTCGTGGTTGTTTGATTGTATTATCGCTATTGGGATTTTCCCTATGACCTGATTGCAATTCCATGACACCCGGGAGCCCTGTGCTATTGTCTAAGATCATTGGCGGAAGGTCGTGCTGGTTGGTTGCCCATTCCCGTGCTGCAGGCTTTCCCCACTTCCCCTTGGGGAACCCCAGTGTGATCTCATTTTGATTGGAAAACCTCATAAAAAACCGTAAGTATGTTACGAGTTATAATGCAATCAAGCCAGGCGCTCAAATAAAAAATAAGGCTCGACAAATGAGGAAGGGCCTGCGTCTGCAGACCCCTCTCATGTGTATGCACGGTCCTCCTAGTCGGCAAGAGGCTCCAAGATCGCCTTGATCCACGACTTACGGCAACCCTCGCCAGTCCTGTGAATCTTCCAACCATCCTTAGCATCCTTCTGAGCTTCGATGACGACGCAACCCAGAGGGCGAGTTGTGTCGAGCAAGATGTGGTTGATATCCTTGCGTACGCTTTCGAAGCGGAGCTGGGTCAGAACGTTGTCAGGACTGACGTACTTGGACGTCTTCTCGCCTGTGATCTTGCGCACTGTCAGTGAAAGTTTGTCTTCGGACATGGTTCTTCTCCATTGATGGTGAGGCGGGAAATGCGGATGGTCTTGAAACCTGAAATCGAATCCTTGGCACCTGGCAGGGCGTTCTAGAGGCCCATCTGGGGAAACCTAGGCGAGGGTGGCGGGTGGTTGCTCGGGGAGGCCTTCTAGGGCCAAAAGCGGCTCAAGGATCGTCACCCTCGCCATTACTACATTCCAACGCTAGCCCTCGTCAGCCCTGGATCTGGAGGCTGAAAACTGGGGCAAATCTAGGCTCTTAAATTTGTCGATGTAGAAACGACGGAAGCCTGCTTGGATGCGTCCCTTGAAGACGTACCAATCGCCTGGGTTTGCGGTGTCGTAGAGCTTCTGACCCATAGTCTCGAAGTGCTTCCGCTCGACGACGGCTATGATCGTTCCAGTGTCATCCTCGACTTCTAGCTGGAGGTACTGGGTCTTGCCTGACATCTTGCGACCGTTCCGCCTCGCCAGTGCTTTGGGTTCGTTGTGGTCGCGAAGCGTCTTGTCCTTGATCTTGCAGAGCAGGACTGCATCTAGGTTGCTCTCACCCGTAAGCTCGGCGACAGGATAGATGCGGGTGAAGATATTGTATGCGTTTGGGTCCTTCAAGATGTGTCCCCACTTCTCCGCTCCCTCGAAGATTGTATCGAAAGGGGTACGTCCTGTCTCGAGAAGCTTGGCTTGACCTGCGGTGAGGGGGAGCCCCAACGCACGCCGTTGTATGATGTCCTTGGCTTTGGCAGCACCGATTCCGACGACCCCGAGCAGTCCACCCACGAGAGCGCCATTCTGGACGGACCAGTTCTCCTGGGAGGTCTCTGCGTCGTAGACCTTGATCGTATGTCCGGCAATCTTATACTCACGCAGCATCTGAATCGCTGACTCGTTATCCTTCGCATTACCAAGAACTGCGGCTGCGAATTCCAGCGGGTGTCTGGATTTGAGCCAAAGACACCAGTAGCTGACCAGAGCATAAGCCACTGCGTGGCTGCGATTGAACGAGTGGATCCCGTTCTTAGCGAGGTAGTCCCAGATGCGGATGGTCTCCTCCTCTGTGGCTCCGTGGCGCTTGCACCCAGCCTCCCAAATGGGCCAGTACTTCTTGCGTACGTCTGCGTCGTTCCGCTTGAACATCTCCTTACGAATCTTGGAAGTGTCCTCCCACGACATGTCGCCAAGCTCTCGGAACACCTGCATCACTTGTTCCTGGTAGACGATGACGCCATATGTGGACTTGGTCGGAGCCTCCATTGTTGGGTGGAGATACTTGGTCTCTGCTCTCCCGGTCCTGCGCTTGATGAACTCCTGCGCTGCGCCTGACTGCATTGGGCCTGGTCTGGCGATAGACGTAAGAGAGATGAGGTCCTCGAAGGCCTCTATCCGCATAAGCCGACACATGTTCTGGACGGCATAGCCTTCGAACTGGAAGATCCCAGAGTATTGCTCACGATTCAGCAAATTGAAGGCTTCTGTGTCCTCGTAAGGTAGAGCTAGGAGATCATCGCGGGTGAGACCCACAGAATCCAAGCAATCCTGAATCACAGACAGCGTACGGAGTCCTAGGCAGTCGATCTTCAGGAGGTTGAGGCTCTCACAGTCGATCTTGTCGACCATAGCAACCCCGTTCCGTGCATCGACAGTACAGTAATTGATCACTGGGTCGGCTGTAACGACGACTCCAGCTGCGTGCTGGGAAGTGTGACTGGCGTGGTTCTCGAGGTCAGCGGCCACGATCATCCCAGGGTACTTCTCGAGAAGTCTTTTGGCAACATCCATCTCTGCAAAGGCCTTGGCTAGACCTTCATCGGTAATAGCGCTCTTAAGATCTGTCGTCTCATAGGGTGCGACACCAAGAGATTGAGACGTTAGCTCGAGCGCCGACCGTGTCTTGAGACGCGAAACCGTACCAAGTCTCGCGACGCACGAGTCGCCGTACTTTTGATGGAGATAGGCGAAGACCTCTTCTCGTTTCGTGTCCTGGAAATCGATATCAATGTCCGGAAGATCCATACGGTTGATATCGATGAAGCGTTCAAATAGAAGGTCAAAGGGGATAGGGTCGATTTCAGTGATTCCCAGGAGGTAACAAACCAAACTTCCGCATGAGCTGCCGCGAGCGGGTCCCACCAACATCCTTGTCTTGGCGAATCGAATGAGATCCTCAACGATGTAGAAGTAGTCTTCGAATCCCTTTGCGTAGATCAACTCCAGTTCTCGCTTAAGGCGGTCTCGGTATACTCTGGTCCTGAGGTTGATACCCCTCTTGGGAGCTCGTTCTTTACACATCTGCTCCAGCGTCTTCTCAAACACTACGTGGGGGAGTGACGCTGTTGGGAGTTCGATTTTCAGCCCTGCGGCAATTAGCCGCGAGACGACCAAGGCGCGATCCTGGAGGCTTCGGTCGGCAACCCCAGCCACGGAGTCGCGCCACTCGTTCTCGGTCTGAATGTGCATCGCCGTGGGCCTGTCCTCGCGCCACCGTCCGGCTAGGACTTCGTACTGGCGTCGGTTCTCGGGCCGAGGGAAATGGTTCTCAGACACAGGGATCATCTCGAAATTGCGCTTCTTCGCGATCTCTATGGCCTTCGGAGACGTACGTGGACCTAGCTCTACGTAGATGTTGCTCTGGGTGGGTAGGTAACCCCACTCCGGCGCGAACCCAGACAATATGAGGATCTCGTCCGAGATGTCGTGCAGCTCATCGTACTCAAGCATAGGCTCTCGCTGAGCCTGGGAGGTGGCTTTTGAGACTAGGTTGTAGAGCTTCTTCAGACCGTCGTTGGTTCTGGCAAAGAGCGTGAGATGCGCAAGCCTGGGGTCCTTAGCTTTGTGGTCCTGGCAGAAGGCAAGCTCAGTCCCGAATACAGGGTTGACACCTCGGGTCTTGCAAGCCTTCTGCCATGGCACATGACCCCAGGTGCCGCCACGGTCTGCGAGGCCAGCGCAAGGTCCATCAACGCAGGCCAATACCTCGTCTAGCTTGCCGTAGGCCAGCTTGAAGGAGTATTCAGAACGCAGCTTATAGTGGATCATCGCGCCTTCGCCTTTGCAGGAGCCTGCTGGATCTTCATTAGGTTCTCCTTGATGAGCCAGCGAGCGCAGGTAACGAGAGCCTCGACGTCAGCCATAGCTCGGTGAGCGTCGACATGCGGAGCACCAGTCACCATCTCGTGGAGGATGCTGAGTTTGAGACGACGACCCCTGATCGAGTAGCTGGAATCGATAGTGCAGAGCTGGTTCTGCGGCCAAGGGAACATCGTGGACTTCCCGATCCGAAGCAGATCGTTCTTGAGCATTCCCACGTCGAAGGTGATGTTGTGGGCCACCAAGTTCCGTTCGCCGAGGAAGAACTCACATAGGTCCGCGTAGTGGGCGTCGAAACCAGGAAGATCCGCGAGGTCGGCATCAGTGATTCCTGTGATCTTGGTGATGATCTCAGGCAAAGGAGCCCCAGGATTGCATAGGAACTCCAGCCGACCGACTTCCTTGAGGGTCTTGTCGTTGAGCTTGATTGCTGCAAACTCGATGATCTTGGGTTGACCATTTAGAGGCACAGCATCAGGCTGCAGCAGGCCTGTCGTTTCGGTGTCGAAGAGAATCATCAACAACCTCCCATTACTTCGAGAATGTGGCCCTGGACGTAGCGTGGCATAGCGATCAGATTGACGAACGCATAGCCAACCTCGTCGGTTGTGGTATAGCGACCTTCCGGGACCATGGAGATAGCGTAGCGGAGAGACTCCTCCTCGCTCCAACCACGCAATTGGCAGACCTGGAGATCCACCATCTCGGACATGCGAGTGTCTTTGATCTTCCCAGGAGCAAGACCGAGAACTTGCCAGCCCAGCGACGCGAGTTCGCGAGCCAGGTTCTTGACCATGTAGTTCAACCCAGCCTTGGAAGCTCCGTAGAGAGTGGAGCAGCGCATGTTGATCCGGGCTGCAGCTGAGGTCACGAATACCATTTGGCGCTCTGGCCAGGTGCTATCCGGATCCTTGCTATGCAGTTTCTGAATCTCAACCACCTTGTTGGCGATGAAGTAAGGAATGGTGAGGTTCGTACGGATTATGTCCTCGTCCTCGTCAGGAGTGTCACCGACCCAGCTGAGGTGGTGGATCCCGAAGTTCAGGACTACCATGTCTGGAACTGATCCGTGTTCGGAGATGATATTCTCGACGAATGCGCCAATTGTAGCCAGGGATCGATTACGGAGGTAGTCTCCCAAGATGTTGTGGACCTCGTAACCCTGGAACTGCAGACAGTCCCTGAGCTCAGATCCGAGTCCCTGCTCGGCACCGGTGATGAGAGCCCACTTCATCGACGCACCGCCTTCTTCTTAACGACAGGTTTCTTTGCAGCCGGACTCTTGGTTTTAGATTTGGATGGTTCTGGGTTCGTGTAGGCCTCTAGCATGAATGAGTAGACGCCATCGTCGTGGATGGAATCCAAGTGTCCACCTTGCTCGAAGTTGTTGCAGTAGCGCACAAGCTTGGTGATCTTGAGGTTCAGCAGAGAGAAACGCTGGAAGTCCTCGGCTCCGAAGATGGAGATCCCGTTTGGAAACAAAGCCTTCATGACGTTCCCGTGCATGTCGGCGGAGTTACCGTAGGTCTTGTTCCGCTCCTTGAAGGTCTCCAGTGCTGCTTCAAGGATGCCTGGAACCTGGTGGATCTTAGACATTACTCACCTCCCATAAAGCGCCGATGGCGCATCAGCAGAATTTCCGCGACTTTGGTTGCCTCGGGCAGACCAATCTCGCAAATATAGTTGTAGCAGTTGGTTATTGCGTAGCTGATGTGACGATTCCCGGAGGTTTCCTCGGCCATGCAGAAAAGCAGAGCCTCCAAGTAGTCGGCACACTTCAGCTTCTTCCTTTCTTCGATTGAGAGATTACTCTCGTGATAACCACCGAAACCCTCTCTTGCCATGAAAGAGATTTCAGCATCGTCCATGATTTTCTTCAGCGCAGGGAAGGCACGCTTCACAGGGCCAGGCATATCGCCAGTGTGCTTCTCGGCGATGTCATGAAAAATCGCGGCTCGAAGAAGCTCGATTGAGCTATATGGCCACAAGATACAAACAGTTGCCGCGACTCCGAAGCTATGCGCAGCTACGTCTTGTGGATCGTTGAGGTGGTGTATATGATAGCGCCGGACTTGTCCACTAGACCAAGCGTTCACGATCTGATTACAGACTATCCAGATGGGACCTTCTCTATCTGGCGACATCTCAGTCAACAAATGTCTC